TAGTAATACTAGATTGTTGAAGATATCGTAGTATTTTGAATGTAGAACTGGAATCTTTAGTGATTCTTCATGAAGGTTATCAATATCGATTTGAGAATCTTTTTCCCACATCGATTTAATCATAGCAATGTCAAATGTCATACTCTAGCGTTAAATATGTCGTTAATAATGTATATACTATACTTAAAAGTTACTGTTGCTGCAAAATATTGAATGTCTGTATCTGTAGCATCAAATTCCATCTGGGAAAGTGACGTTGGGAACATATCCTTAAATACAACGTTATATTGTAAGTTTTCAGTATTAGTTAAAATTTGTAGGGTTCCATCAGAATAATGATTCTGTTGATTATATGTAAATGGTTTCCCTAGTAAATTATCTTCATTTTGTAGGTCATAAATTTCACTTAAAGATTCTGGAAATCCTAGACCTCTCATCCAATTTTGAATTTCTAGATAATTTCCTAAATCTTCATCAACCAAGAATCTAATAGAAAGATCCTCAAAATCCATCATGTCACCAGGAACGGGAATCATTTTTAAATATGATCCTTGCTCGGCAACTCCTAAACTTATACCAGGAACATTTGCTGAATTTGCAAAGTATGAGAGTTTAGGTGCTCTTGCTATTGAAAATTTAAAACCAGTTGGAGCAAGAAAATTCCTGTTCGCAATCTGTCTTTTAAATGCTGATGATGATACAGACACAACGATAGAAATCCTTGGATATTCTATTTATCACTCCAATCCCATTAGGTATTCTCCAAGTGCTTTTTTTAATTGCTCAGATGTTAGTTCTGGTTCTTCTTTTAAATATTTTTCCAAAACATATACACAGTGATTTTTTATTGCCACATCACTAGACCATGAAAGTCTGTCATTTACAATGTCTCTTGGTGTCTTTAGCATGATCCTTTTTCTGCTCTATTATGTATGCATAAAAAAAGAGGACCCAGTGGGTCCTCTTGATCAACTATGTGAAACTTAGATCACATTAGGTTCTTAACAGTTACACGTCTGTAGTAACGGTTAGAGTTGGTGGTTAGGGCACCAAGACCTTGGTTAGAAGCATCACCTTCTGCGAATGGGTTAGCAACTAGACCATAACGGGTCTTGAAGCCGATCTTAGGCTGGAAGGTGTTCTCACCAACTGCACGTACCATCTGGAGAGGTACATATGGGCAGTAGAAGAGACCTGCGTCATAAGGTGAAGAACCCTTATAACCAGCAACATAGTACTGATTAGCAGCACTGTTTGCAGAATAGGGGTCGATGTATACACGGAACTTACCGAGTAGAGTACCAGCAAAGGTGTTGCCAGTGTCATCGACGTTTAGGTTTGCGTTGAGTGCAGGAGTGTAATCGAGTACACCAGCCATGGCTAGAGCAGAAGCAACGTCTGCGGAGCACATGATGATGTTGCCCTTTCCTCTACGAGTTCTTTGTGCGATTGCGTTAGCATCACGCTCGATTTGGAAAAGTAGACCCTTGAACTTCTCAACAGACCAACGACCGTTGGAGTCGATATCTAGATCGAACTCACCAGCAGTTGCGGTGTTGACGGTAGCACCTTGTTCAGCAACCTTATAGATGGTTCTGATGACTTCACGGTTGATCTCAGCAAGAATCTCAGTAGAGAGAATGTTTGCGAGTTCAGCCTCAGCATTAAGACCGTGAATTGCCTTAATGTCTTGTGCTAGTTCTAGGGAGTATTCTGCCTTGAGTGCTCTGGACTTTGCAGTCACAGTAACTTTCTCAATGCTGAATGCCATCTCGTTGAACTGATCAGAGACGCCGAGATTCTCAGCATCGTCAGTTCTCATGCCCTGACCAACATTATATGCTAGTTGATCAGCACTTCCAGTTGGGTTGAGTACGGAAGGATTGCTACCAGACTGTGCGGTAGTACCCATACCAGAAGCAACACCAGACATGCCTGAAGTGTTGTTGAATCCTGAATCTTGTCCAGAGAATGCAGTATCTGCTTCGTTGAACAGTGCTTCTGTTCCGCTCTGGTTGGTGTAGCGGGAACGCATTGCGAAGATGAGTCCAGTAGGACCACTCATTGGTTGAACACCTGCGAGGTCATATGCGACCAAGTTAGGCATTGAACGTCTAATTAGTGAAATTAGAACGGGGTCGAAACCTGCGGTAGGACCACCAGCTGCGGATCCACCTTGGAATCCATCAGAACCAACTGCGTTGGTAGGTGCTTCTGCGAGGAATGAACCTGAGTTGTTAAAAGAGTTTTGCTCTCTTAGGAATTTTTCTTGGTTTTCTAGCAGGACTGCGGTCACTGCTCTCTTATGGGAATCTTGAATATTATCAAGACCCTGATGATCGAGAACGGGTGCCCACTTCTCCTGCAATTGCTCGGAATTGAACATTTGAGGTTTACCTATTAAGTGTTTGTTTTTGTTTGATTAATATTAAAATCAGTTTTTAGCAAATGAAGAGAGTGTCTTCAGGTATGCTGCCATAGATCCAGAAACTACTTCTGGAGCAGCATCAGAACCTTCGGATAGTGTCTCAGTTTTTGCCTTTGGAGTTGCTTTAGTGGAGAAATAAGATTCTCTGAGCATTTCCAATTTTTCACGATATTTTTCTTCACTTTCAAACTCAACACTTTCAGCAAGTGAAGCGAGCTTTTCCTTCTGTGTCTCGGCAAGACCACCAGAAACTTGATCAAGAATACCCTCAGCAACAGTCTCTGCGAGACGGGAGTTTAGGGAAACATTCTTCTCAATTTGCTCGTTGAGTTTAGTCTCCATTTCATCAAGTTTTTCTACCATGCTATCAATTACATTATACTTTTCTTCAGGGATTGATACATAATGAGTTTCAAAAAGATCCTTCATTCCAGAGAGGAAGGATTCAGTCATTTCTGCCTTAAGTGCATGTTCGATTGCGAGTTCGTTCTCGGACATCCACTCATCAGCAACATATTCTAGATAAGAGTCTGCACGTGCAGTTAGACCCTCTTGGATTTCTGCTACTTCTTCAAGTAGTTTTTCTTCGTATTGTGCTTCTAGACCTTCTTTGATCTGTGCAACCTTTGAATTGATTGCTGTTTCAAAGATGGTTTTTGCTTTTTCTTGGAATTCTTCGGAGAGTTCCTCACCTTGAAGAAGTGCATTTACATCTTCTTCCATATTATATTCTGCAACAACCTCAACTTCTTCGGTTGACTCTTCTTCAGAAACTACTTCTTCAGTAGTTTCAGATACTACTTCTTCTTCAGCAACCACTTCATCAGTGATTTCCTCTTCTTCTTTCATACCAGCAGGCATTGCATCTGCTTTACCAGCAGACTTATTAACAACATCTCTAACTTGCTTGAGTGTTGCAGCTGGTTCTTTGAGTTTTGCTGAATCATCATCAGACTTATAATTCTCGGGAGTAGGACCACCGAGATCTTCTACAGAAGCAAGTTGAGTTCCAGGATCTGCCATTGTGGGCATTGGATCTGCTTTAGCAGCTCCAGAGTTAACAGCAGTACTGGATTGCTTTGTGCCTACTTCCATTTCCTGTAAATTGTTGTCACTAGACATTTGAGACTCTCCGTTTATCTTTTAGATTAGATTAACTATATTTATTTATAAATTATAATATTTTATGTAAGTACCACTACTTATAGTGAACTTAAAAAGTCATTGAATAGACTTAACTTATGCTCTTCCAATGCTTTTTGATCTACTAACGTATTGATTCTACGTGCAGTTTTTGCAGCAATTTGTTCACGAAGGATTCCTCCTTCCCAAACCCATTCTTTACCTTCCATAATTCCCTGAACAAAAGCATCAGGTGCAGATGGATCAGCAACAATATCAGCAGCAGTTGCTAACATAAAGTCTTCACCAACTTCAGAGTAACCTTCTTTGGTTGGACGAAGTGAACCAATACCTCTGGAAGAAACACCGAGACATACACCTTCTTTAAGAAGAGACTCAGCAATCTTACCCATTGGTGTTGATAGGATTTGTGCCTTACCAATGAAGTCATTTCCCTTTTGCTCAAGAGAAACGATTTTGTGAGAAACACGATCAAGGTTAATGGTTGGACCATCTGGATGACCAAGTTCACCTAGAGCACGACCTTTTGAAATGTGCTCATCAGTGTATCTCTTTACCTCACGTTCCATTACGTTAAGACGATATACTCTGCCGTTACGGTTTTGTTGTTCGGTTTGTAGAAAAGGTCCTTGAATATAAAGAGTTTTCTTACCGTTTTTTGTTTCGGTAATAACCTCTACCTTTTCGATTTCTTCTCTGATTAGTTTCATGGTTATGCAGTAAATCCGACTTTTGCACCAAGCACTGAAGCATTATCAGCATACACGCAATGTGAATACTGCTTTTCAAGTGTTTCTATAGAATTACCAGGCATTGTCATAGAACCAACAACATTTCCACTTTGGTTTTCAACAACAGTCACATTATATGCTGTAGATGAATTATTAACCAAACGTACAGCAGAAGCCTGAGAAAAACTCGTAGCAGTACCAGTTGTGGTTGGTAATGCTGATTCTGCACCCAATAATAGTGTCCTAGCCATAGTACAAAAGTGCTTTTATAAGTTATTTATACTTCTTCTTCAGTCTCATCAAAGACTGCGTTGCCAATAGATGGTTTCAAAGCATCAATCTTTTCTGCACTTTTTGCAAAAAGCATATTTTTAATTTTATCACTAATATTCGTGGGTGACTCATCTTGCAGAATCATATCCATTAGATCATCCATGATTTTAATTTAAGTAACGTTTTTATTTATTAGATCTCACCATCTTTGAGATCTTTTGCACCAATTTCTGGTGCTGCAGTTGCCTGAGCATCTGCATTCATATCGGGTTCCATGACTGGTTTACCCAAATCACCACCACCTTCAGGTGCAAATGGCATTCCTGTTTGTGGATCAATTGTTGCTGGATCTGGAATAATGCCAGTTTTAATTTCCTTATCGATGAGTTTATCCTGCTCAACAATTTCCTCATCAGTTTGACGAAGAATTTTTCTTCTTAGATAATCTTGTGAGAAATACTTTCCAACATATGGTTCTGCAGTTGCAACCATATTAAGTCTCTCAGTCATTAACTCAGTTTCTTTGAGTTCTGAGAAGTGGTTATCATAGAGGAAGTCATATTGAATATGCTCACTCATAATCTCCCAATCTTCAGGAGTAACAATATTCTTAAGAATAAGTTGAGTCTTTAGCATATCACTGAACATATTTGAGAATCTTTTTCTCAAACGTCCAACAAACTTGGTGAACTTGAGTTCGTCTCTCAGAATTTCAGAAGAACGACCAAGATTAAAACCACTATCACTATCCATTCTTGATGGTGGAACGTTTAGTGACTGATATAGTTTCTTCTTAAAGTAATCAATATCGGTAATTTCACCCAGATTTTGACCACCTGGTAGAGTTGTGATCTCAGTACCACGACCACCTTCACGACGAGGCAACCAGAAATCTTCAAGCATACTCATATGCTTTTTATCATCACGAATCTCACCAGTGCTAGAATCATACACGAGTTTGTTACGATATCTACTCATAACATCACGCAGATACTGTTCTGCTTTCTGCTTAGGTAGATTACCAACATCAATGTAGAAAATTCTACGTTCTGGTGCTCTACTCAAACGATAGATTACCAAAGAGTCCTCAATCATTCTAAGTTGATTGAGTGACTTAATTGCTTTGTGTAGATATGAAAGAGTTGATCCCTTATTTCTATCTACAAGACCAGAAGTACAATATGAAATAGCATCTTTTGCAATTTTTACACCCTTAGAATCATTCATTCCACCAGCTGCCTGGTTTGGATACTGAAGTTTTGGTGTGTACATGAAGTATTCTTCTACCTCAGGAAACACATAATCCATTGGATCTTCAGTGTTCTTTCTAACCAGAACATTGGGATTACTATTATCCTTTTTAGTCTTACGAACATAACGCATTTTCATTGCGTCAATATAACGTAATTCTTGGATACCTTCCTGAGGTTTTTTTAAATCAATTACCTTATGGTAATAAAGTCTTCCATCAATATACCAATTTCTATAAATTTCGTGAGACTTCTTATCAAAATCCAATAAATCTAGAATAGTCTTAAATTCTTCTCTAATTTTAGTTTTAATACCATCACTGGCATTGAGATTTGATAACTCAATTTTTACTGGTGAATCATCAGAATCTGAAACAATTGCTTCATTTACAATATCTTCAATAGCACTGTCTACCTCAGGATGTAGAGACATCTCTCTATATCTTCTGAGCAAATCAAACTCTGTTCGATATACACCTTCTATATCAACGTAAGATCCAAAAAATCCCGTACTTAAATAATGGTCAACCCCGTCCTCATTGTTTGGAGGCACGGGGGAGACAACTGACGGTGACTTAGGTTCTGAATCTTCAATTGAAAATCCAAAAAGTCTAGACATAATTTAATTGCTAAGTTTTACCTATTTAGTAGATATTACTTGAGGGTTCCAGGACCATTTGCCATTTCAAAGTACTGAACTTGGAATTCTACGGAGAATTCTTCAATAGTATCTGTGGTGTCGTAAGAAAGATCAATTGCAGAAACATTTGTTGGGAAAATGTCAATGAAATTATAAGATCTTAGAACAGTGGTGTCACCACTTCCAGAAGAACCACCACCAGGACCAGCAGTAGTAACATTGTTACGAACTTTCGTTCCTTCAAGTTTGTCGGATCTACCAAGTTGATGAACGGTTGCATTCCTCATATATGAGGTTGGGTTAACTGCACCCGTTGCGTTATCGAGTTTGGAGAGTAGATTCATCCATGCCTCGAAAGCATGTCTGATCTTAAAGTCTTCGTCATTGATAACAGTAACAGTCCAGGTATCAAAGGTGCGGTCTCCCGCAACCTTCAATGTTCTACCTCTGAAAGGAATCTCGATTGCTGCAATGTTAGATGCTGGAAGTTGAGCTGTTTTACAGAAGAATCTGAAATCAACTTGCTCCTCAGATCCCCACAGAGATTGAACCTCTGCAGGAAACTGATCTAATTGTACCTCAAAAATATTCGGTCTTGCACCACCACCAGCAAGTCTTGTCTTGAATGATGATAGATTCTTAAGTGAGGGTTTGTTGTTTGCCATTTTAGTTTAGTCTCCCTAATTAAATTTATAAAAAATGAATATCAAACTCTGCCAGCAACTTCTTCAAAACTAACACCTGTGCGTGTTGCAACAAATGTTAGAGTGACGTAGTTGATTGACTTTGTAGGCTTGAGGAAAATATCAGCCCTGAATTCATTGTTGTCAATGATATCGGGAGTGTTATTGGATTCATCACAAACAACTAGGAATCCATAGAGACCTCTCTTTGCTTGAACATCGCGGAGGTAAGGCTCTACGATATTAACAAAGTTTGCTCTTGTAATCTCATCGTTGAGTTCAAAGAGTTGTGCATCACCAGCACTCTTGAGTGCTTGCTCAACTGTAAGGAATAGACGACGAACGTTAATTCTGTCGAATGCTGAGTTGTAACCTAGTGCGGTCTTATCACCAAAGAGGATGATACCTGTTCCTGGAGAATTAACGATTGAGTTGATTCTCTTAGGATAGAGACGATCTCTCTGTGCCTTGGTTGGATTGTATGCAAGTTTAACTGCATTGTTGATAACACCTCTTTGCTGTCCAGCAGGTGAGAACCAAGGATATGCTTCGATAGAAGTTCTTACACAAAGACCAGCAACGTCAGCATTGGTTGGAACGTAACGGAATCTGTTATTGAATCTATCATAAGTGTACTTGTATCCAGTATCAAAGATTGCATAAGAAGAGGATGCAAGTGGTGAATAGAACTCAAGAACATTGGTTGTCTGAGTTTCTGCATTAGCAATGTCAACAACATCAGAACGATGAGGTGAAATTACAGCAACACAATCTTTTCTACCTTCAGCAATTGAGATAAGTTCCTGTGCTTTTGCTTGTGACTCATACTTATTGGACATTCCAGGTCCCATGATTAGATAATCAATTGGGAATTCTTCTTCATTTTTGAAGAGTCTGTATGAAGTAACAAGATCTCCAAGAGATGCTTGCATTCTGTTAGAACCACTTCCATAATCCTTACCACCTTTTAATTTGTAGGTGATATTACCGACAGATGAGAAGGAAACATCTTGTGCATCCTGACCCCAAAGTCCACCAGAAGTAGTAAGTCCTACCTTAGTTTGTGCAACATCTTCGTTACCACTTGCGTCGGAGACATTATCACCAACGTAAATATACTCTGAGAAGTCTGCAAGATACTGATGATAGTAGATCTTCTGTGGGGAGTTGACTGCAGAAACTGCATCTTGTGCCTTAGAAAGACCAACGTGCTTCTCAACAAGATTTGCTTTGATACCAGTTACAGTGCCATAGTCATCGATGACTGCTACATGCATTTCATCAAATCTGGAATTTCTTTCATTGGCATAATTACTAGTTCCAGGTTTTGGTGCAATCTGACTCCAGTAAAGGATTCCGTTGTCTAGTGAAATTGTTTGTTGATCATACCAATCTTTGCTTGCACTAACAGTTGCACCAGCACCAGCACCGATTTGAATCTCACCTGCAGATCCACCAATGTCTGCAGTTGCAGGGAAAGATGCTACTTCAGAACCTTCTGAATAATCTAGTGCATATGCAGTAGATGCAGCAGATACTCTTTGAACAACTTTAACTGTAATAGCAGTTCCATCAATTTCGGTAACAATACCTTCTAGTCTTTCACCAGATAGTGATGAGGTTGAACCTCCAGAAACTAGAACTTCATTATTATATCTGTAGGTAACAGCAGCACCAACAGCAACATCAGTTGCATCAGATACGGTTAGGATTTGATCTCCTCTGTCGTCAATGAAAGCAATCTTAAGTTCATTTGCCCACTCACCAGGAGTTTTAGAAGCAAATGCATAACCTGCCACTTCGTCAGCATGATTTAGGTTATAATCATCAATATTCTTAATTTTTAGTGATGCATCTCCAACAGATGAAGTTGTCTGGTCAGCAGCAATTGCTGCGTTTGCATTAACTAGATTGCTTCCATCTGTTCTTACTACCTTAAGGACTCCTCCATAAGATAAGAAAGAAGATGCTGACATCCAGTACTCGTACTGACTATCTGTTGAAATTGGTTTACCGAAAACATTGATTAGTCCTTGTTCGGTAGAAACATCAATAGGATAATCGATAGGACCGATTGCAAACGGTGCAGCAATAGCACCAATATTATCTAATACATTATCAGCTCTTCCAACAGTTAAGTCAACCTCTCGGATTAATACTCCTGGAGATAATTGAGGAGTCGCCATGTTTTTCTCCGTGTGATTCAGTTTATCTAAAAAATATTTATTAAAATGTCACTTTTGATGTGGGAAACTTGACGTGAACTACCAATCTGGATATCCCCATGAATTATCACTCTTCTTATTCTTCATAATTCTCCTTATCGTACATTCTTTACACTCATATGAATATGAAGATGCTACTGGTCCTCTATCTTTACGGGTTCTATAAAATTCACTTACAAGATTCTTAGACTGACCACAAACTCTGCATTCTCTATCATATAGTAATAGATGACCTAGTTTAATTTGCTCATCAAAATCCATTAATTGTAATCCCACATATATGACATATCACCATATTCACCAACTGATGCATTTGACCAACGATCTCCTTGTGCATCAACGAAACTAGTATCTTCTAAACCATCATTCAAAAATCCAAATGGTGCCATATCTTGTTCAATCTGATTCTTCTGCTCTTCATATAATCTCTTACGAACATCCTGGTCTGTCAACTCTTTAAAGTAATCCATCTGGACTAACCAGGCATAAATGACAAGACACATTGCCAAGTCATCATTACAACCTTCTTCTGCCTCAAATGAATTATGCTTTGAAATGAATGTAGTTAGTTCAGCAATAATTTCATAATCATTGAAGATGAGTTTATCTTCCTCAATCATTGTCTTCAAATTCAAAGACCCAACTTTTTTAACAGTCTTTGACATCTTGACGCCAAGTTGTGTCTTCTTACCAGAAAATCCTTGTCCAACAATCTGACCTGCTCTACCTCTCATAGAACACATCAATAGGTTCTGATACTCAAGATCATATTGCAGAATACTTGCAACCTGATCTCCAATATCATTCACCTCACATAAAATATATGCACTATTATAACTCTTTGCTACCTCATAGATGATGTTTGGAAACAGCATCGGTTTGATGTCATTATTCCTATATTTTGCTACAACTCTATGAGGAAATTCTGTTATATCAACTACGACAAATGCTGAGTAGTCTTCACCAACTCCTCTTGCAACGTCAACTGTCATAACATAATCATGATTTTCTAAAGAAGGTTGATATACATCTAAACCTGCATTCTTATGCATTGGTGAATCATACACCAATGTTCTCAATTTACTAGGAGCAATCAGTGTGTCAACTGATCCTAGGAATTCGCACTCAAACTCAACTTTAAACTGTTGTTCGGATGTATTCGCAATTGTTTGCTCTTTCCACTTTGCATCCCTTCCTGGAACTTCTGACCAGTGAACATCCGTATGAATATACTCATTCTTTCCTCTCTCAGCATCATGCCACAGACGGTAGAAATGATTCATACCATGTGGAGTGGATACGATAATTACCTTTGTGCTTTTACCAGAAGTAATAGTAGGATAAACAGAGGCAAAGAATGAGTCAGCAACGTGGTTCGGTACGAATGCGAACTCGTCGAGAAAGAGGATGTTAAACGACATACCTCGGACAGCACTCGCAGATGTAGAAGCTGCCAATATCTTACTGCCATTTTCTAACTCCAGAGATCCTTTGTTCCACGATACAATACCTTGCTGCATCCACCGTGGCAAGTTTTCATATGCAGTTTGTAATCTATCTAGAAGTTCTCTTGCAGTTGCTGCTTTGTTTGCTAGAATACCAATATTTACACTATCATTAAAGACTGCATAATGAAGTAGATAAGACACGCATGTTGTAGACTTACCAGTCTGTCTTGGCATCTTACAGATATTAAATCGATTCTCATGAAATCTATTAACTAACTTCTCCTGAAAGTCATACAACTTGAAT